GCGAAGGCGATGGCGGCGACGGCGGTGAAGACCAGTTAACGTTTGGTGGTTTAGAAACAAAGAACGGCGGTGGCGGCGGTAACGGTGGCGGCGGTAACGGAGGTGGAAAAGACCAAACAGGCGTTAGCGAAAGCGAAGGCGGTAAAGACCAAACAGGCGTTAGCGAAAGCGAAGGCGGTAAAGACCAAACAGGCGTTAGTGAAAGCGAAGGCGGTGAAGAAGAAGAACAAGGCTTTACGTTTGGCGGCGATAGCGACACCAAAGATGGTAAAGACGAGACAGGCAGCAGCGAAACTGAAGGCAATGGTGACGGTGACGGAGATGGTGACGGTGACGGAGATGGTGACGGTGACGGGTTTGGTGAAGAACAGTTAGATATGTTTGCTGTTACCAAAGACGGAGGCGCACTTCCAAAAGCTGCATCAATACCTTCGTTTACTCCGTTTCAAGCCGGCATCACTTATGCTGCACCGACAATACAAAGCATTATTCAGTCTCCGCAAACGGACTACATGAAAAGTCTTGATGACATAATTAACAAAAGCATGTTTAAGGGTATGATATGACATACTTAGATCTAGTAAATAACGTCTTGAGGCGTATGCGTGAAGATGAAGTATCAAGCGTTACGTCAAACACGTACAGTAAGATGGTTGGTGATTTTGTTAACGATGCTAAAAAAATTGTAGAAGCTGCATGGGACTGGTCTGCTTTACGTACAACCCTGACTATCACCACTACTGCTGACATCTTTAACTATGTACTTACCGGAAGCCAAAACAGAATTAAGGCGCTCAACGTCATCAACGATACTGATAATATTTTTATGGAGTACCGTCCTGCTACATGGTTTGACGATAAATATCTCAACCAAGATCCCGTTAGCGGCTCGCCAGCGTACTACACTTACAACGGAGTTGACTCATCTGGAGACTCCCAAGTAGACATCTACCCAAAGCCTGACGGTGTTTACGCCATCCGGTTTAACTGCGTCCTGCGTAACGATGACCTGAGTGCAGACACAGACACTCTTGCTATCCCTGCAATGCCTGTTATCCATTTAGCTATTGCGTTGCTTGCACGAGAACGTGGTGAAACGGGTGGTACGTCTGCTCCAGAATACTTTGGTATTGCAGATACGTACCTGTCTGACGCTATTGCTCTGGACGCACAGAAGCACCCTGACGAAACTATCTGGTACACTCCGTAGGAGACTGGTGAATGGCACAGCCACTACAAAGTATTAACCTAGTCGCTCCTGCGTTCAAGGGTGTCAACACAGAAGACTCCCCGATTGCACAGGATCCGTCTTACGCTGACGTTGCAGACAACGCTGTAATCGACAAGCGCGGACGTATTGCTGCACGTAAGGGCGTCTCAGTTATAACGACTGACAAGACTGAGTTAGGATCTGATTACGTACACAAAGTCCACTACTTCTACGATGACGCAGGTAACGAAGTAGTTTTTACCGCAGGTAACAACAAGATTATGACAGGGACTACTACCCTGACTGATGTTACTCCCGGTTCATATACGATTACAGCTAACAACTGGAAGATCGTAAACTTTAACGACAAGGCGTACTTTTTTCAGCGTGGGTACGACCCTCTGGTGTACGACAACGCTACAGGTCTTCGTACATTTACTGTAGCTAATGGTACAGCTACTGCATCAACTTTGAAGTGTCACGATGCTATAGGCGCATACGGACGACTATGGGTTGTTGACAACGCAACAGACAGTCAAACGATTTACTGGTCTGATCTGTTGACAGGCACAGACTTTACTGGTGGCTCTAGTGGTTCTATTGATGTGTCTAAAGCGTGGCCTGACGGGTACGATGAAGTTAGAGGATTAGCTGCACACAACAACGCTCTGATTATATTTGGCAAGCACAGCATCCTTGTTTATGGCGGTGCTACCTCTCCAGCTAGTATGGCTCTGGTTGACACTGTTGCTGGTGTTGGTTGCATCTGTAGAAACTCTATACAACACACAGGTACAGACATATTGTTTATGTCTAACTCAGGACTGCGTAGTTTTGGAAGAACAATCCAAGAAAAGTCTATGCCTTTGTCTGACCTGAGCCTCAACGTAAAGACTGAGATCATTAGCTTGGTAGAAAACAGGACGTTGCCGACTGCATCTGTGTACAGTCCTGAGAACTCGTTTTACCTCATATGTTTTCCAGATCAATCAACAGTGTACTGCTTTGATCTTAAGGGCAGGCTGGAGAACGGAGCGTACAGAGTAACCAGATGGACTTCTGTACCTCACAAAGCATTTGAAAGAAAAGTAGACGGTACGTTATACATTGGTACATCTGATGGCGTAGGCACGTACTCAGGTTACGCAGATAACACTTCTGCTTACCGCTTTAGGTACTACAGCCCCGGCTTAACCTTTGGTGACCCATCAAAGATTAAGCTGCTGAAAAAGCTACGACCTACTCTGGTTGGTGCTAGCGGCGCTACTGTGTTTATGAAGTGGGCTTATGACTTAGACACTGATTTTAAGACTTACGAATTTACCGTGGGAAACCAGACGCCAGCATACTTTAATGTTGATGAGTTTGGAATCGGTGAGTTCACAGGTGGAGAACTAACGACAAGAAACCCTGTACAAGCTACAGGAAACGGAAGCATTATTACTATAGGGCTAGAAGCCGAAATTGACGGGTCTGCTCTGTCTCTCCAAGAAATTAACGTATTAGCATTAATAGGTAAAACGGTATGAGCAATTATACAAAGACTACAAACTTTACCGCTAAGGATACTTTGCCTTCTGGAGACAGCGGTAAGATCATTAGGGGTAGCGAATTTGATACGGAGTTCGATGCGATAGAAACAGCTAGCGCAACCAAAGCTGACTTAGCTTCTCCTACATTTACAGGCACTGTGACGATACCTGCTCTGACACTTACGGGTACACTGTCTACAGGGACGATTGACGGAGGTACTTACTAATGGCTGATGAATTTAATTTCACAGATTTCTTAAAAGGCACTGCGCCTCTGCTTGGTTTGTTGGGAGGCGGTGCTGCGCTTGCTAACGCTTACGATAGGCTTGGGGGAATTGGAGAAGCTGCACAGCAAGGCGCAATGCAGATTGCACAACAAGGGCTTACGCAGTCTCAGTTCCAGCCATTTACTGTAACGTCTACAACAGGCAGTCGGTTTGGTTATGATCCTACAACCGGCGCTGTTTCGATGGGTTTGTCTCCTGCTGAACAACAGCTACAAAACAGAATGATGGGACAGGCTTCTCTGTTTGCAGGACAGCCACCAGCAGGTGCGGCAGGGTTAACGCAAGCAGGACAGCAGACTCTTGCGAGAGGTCAGAGCTTACTTGGTCAAGGCGCATTCGGCAGAGGACTGGCTGAACAAGCTTCAAGACGCGCATACGGGCTTGGTGAGCAGTTTATGGGTGCTGCACAGGCGCAGCCAGCAGACATTAATTTATTAAGAGGACAGTTTGCAGGACAAGTTGGCGCACTTCTTGGACAACAGCCTAGTGCTGGAATAGGTCAATTCGGACAACAAGCGTTAGGCATGGGTGCTGCTGGGCTAGGAACACAGGCTCCTGCTGACGTAGAAGCACTGCGAAGACAGTACGCAGGTTTAGCAGGACAAGCGGCAGGTGATGTACTAGCTCCTATGGCTGGACGAGAAGCTGACGTATACGAGCGTATAAGAGCTACACAGCGTCCTGAAGAAGAACGTCAGCGATTAGCTTTAGAAGAGCGTTTGGCTCAACAGGGACGTTTAGGTGTACGCACAGCTATGTACGGAGGTACACCAGAGCAAGCTGCGTTGGCTCAGGCACAAGAAGAGGCACAGAACAGAGCATCGCTAGCGGCTATTCAACAGGCTCAAGCAGAACAACAACAGGCTTTAGGTACTGCACAGGCTCTAGGCGGTATGTTTGCAGGTCAGGCAGGTTTGTCTAGCCAACTTCAATCGGCGGCGCAACAGAGGGCTGCACAGTTGTCACAGCTTGGACTCAGCGCACAGCAGATTGAATCTCAGTTGCAGTCTGAGGGTCTAGGTAGGGCAGCAACATCAGCACAACAGGCGGCTCAGTTGGCTCAACTTGCAGGTGGTCTACAGGCACAACAGGCTGCGTTAGGCGCACAGTACACTGGCATGGGTGCAGACCTTGCATCACAGCGTCAAGCACTCGCACAGGCTGGACAGTCACAGGCGTTGCAAGCGATGCAAGCTGGACAGGGACTGTTGGGTGGCGGTCTTGGACTGCAGCAGGCACAGCAGCAGTTAGCACAGGGTGCGTTAGCGGGTTCTTACTTGCCACAGGCGCAGCTACTTAACGTACAACAAGCAGCGCAGTTGTACCCACAGCTACAGCAACGCGGTCAGCTTTACGGCGCAGGTCTATTTGGCGAAGCGGCTATGGGTGGGCTTGAGGCGTTGCTCGGCGCAGGACTCGGACAGGCTAACCTGATGGGACAACTCGGAACTGGATTGATTGGTGGCTTAGCTACACCAACAGACAGCTACGGTGGCTTAGGCGATGTAATAGGAACCGGCGTTGAAGCGTTGTTTGGTGAAGGCGGGTTGTTTAGCGGTTTAGGAATTGGAGGTTAACATGGCACGTTTTGGACAATCATTTTTAGCCTCGCTGACACAGCCTAGTTACGGTCAGGGTTTGTTTGAGCTGGGTGCTGCACTTGGTCAGGCTCCTGCGTTGGCTGCTGAACGTAAAGCTGAAAAGGATCGTTTGGCTCGTTTAGATGAATCTTTTGCAAAAACAATGCAAGGAACGGCGGCGGCACAACAAGGAGACGTATCTGCTGTTACACAACGCATGCGAGAACTACAACAAGCTATGACTGTTGCGCCAACGGCAGAAGAAAAAAGAGTATACATGCAGGAAATACAAGCACTTCAACGTCTTCTTCCGGGTGCGCGTCAAACGCAACTAAGCAATAAAGCTAAAGCTATTTATACGGCTGAAAAAGCTTTGGAGGCTGAAGGGCTTGATCCTGCTGTTCGAACAGCGTTGACTGAGCGTATTACGGAGATGAAGAAAGATCCTGATGCTGTTGAGCAGTATAACCAATATAAAATAAACGAATGGCGCACACAAAAAGCGCAAGAGCAGATGGAGAATGAAGCGTGGTTAAAGTCTAATGGGCCTTCTATAGCGGCTGCTATTAAAGATTCTGATTTAGATAAGTTAGATTCTTTAGGTGAGCAAGCAGCGCAGCAAGGTGTTTACGAAGCGTTTCAAGGATACGTGACAACAGCAACGCAAAATGTAAAGACTCGTGATTACCTTGATGAAAGAAGCACCGCAAAAACAAGCAAGCCAAATTTAAACTATCAAGATGCTATTGACGCTTTGCCAGAAGAACTTAGATCTTCTGTTCAGGCTCGCTACGATCAGTACAAGACAGTTGCTGAAGAAGGTTGGAATAAAGAAACAGGGACATGGAAAACGGGAGCGTTGTCACGTTCAAA